TCATGTCAGAATTTTGTCTCTAAAAAAAATCTCGAACGGAAAGGAATTGTATTCTTTAGCGATTTCCTGCTCCTTTTCCGAGATCTGTCCGCGCAAGGTTTTCTTTTCCAAAATGTTATCGATCAGACCTGTGAGTAAACTCATGGATGAAGAAGATTTATCTTTGAAAAGAACTCCTCCGGTTTTCATCGTTTCCGGGGTTGCTCCGGCATAGTAAGAGATTGCGGGAATCCCGGCTCCGAACGCGTCCAGAATGGGAATGTTAAATCCTTCATGTTGGCTCATACAAACGTATAAATCCATGGAATTTAAAAAGGATATCATTTCAGAGTCGTTTGCATTCAAGCGAATTTGGACGTTTCCGGTAAGTCGCTTTCGTAAAATGAGTTTCTTAAGAAAATTATAATATTCTTCAAAAATCTTTGGAACGTTTCCGCAAATCAAAAGTTGGACGTTTTGTCTGAATTTTAAAATCGATTCGAGCAATTCCAAAAGATCCTCTATTTTTTTATTGGGAGCAACTCTTCCGATAAAACCGATCGTATATTCCCTTTTATCCTTAATGACGATTTCCCGAATTGAATATTTTTTTACGATGGGAAGGACTAGGATGTTTGTTGCACCAAGAAATCGCAGAAAATTCGCATTAAATTCGGAGGATGGTAAAAACAAATCCGTTTCATTTTTAAGGGAATACAGTTCCAATAGAGAGCGTTTTTCGTCCAACTGAAGGGTATTGTAAATTTCAGGACTTACGAAATTCTTAAAATAAATCGCCGGGGTAAAACTTTGATAACGAACGATTTTTTTTCCGGGGAGATTTCGAAACCAATTTAGAGGATAGCCGCAGCCTCCGTAGTTCAATATATGTACGTCATTCCGAGAAAAACGGGAAAAGATCGACGAATGGGTTTCTATTGGAAATGGTTCTTTGGAAAAATTTTTGATACAGATGACGGAGTTAGAAACGTTTAAACTTTCGAGAACGTTTCGAATCCCTTTGATGTCGTTTCCGATTCCGTCCCCGTCTCGGAATTCAGTGACGTGCTGATAGACTTTCATTTTCGAAACGAAAGAACGGTAAAACCGTCTTCCGATTTTTTTTCTATAATGTTTCTAAAACCGAGTTGTTTGAGATAATTTCGAATTAACGGTTCCTGAATTTTTGTAAGCCTTAAAGGCAAAAATGGAGAGGGATAATTGGAGTTTTCGTTTGAAAATCGAAAACGGATTTCCGTGCCGGAAGATACACCTAGACTAAGAGCTCGGAGGGTCTTTTCGATCAGCCAGTGCGGATGAATCGATAAATTTTCATATATTAAAATTTTAGAATATTCTGAACAATCTTTCGGAATTGCTCCCGGTTCTTCTAGATAAATGTTTGTGGTTATTGAATTTCCGATAAATTCCGAGCAGGATTTATTCCAACTGACCGAATCGAATTTGGAACCTAATTTTAAAAGTTGTTTGAGTATTTTTCCCCAACCCGGCGACAGGACTAAAACCTTTTCGGAAGGATCGATGGATTCCAACAGGAAGTTTTCGCTTTCTTCAACGGTATTTTCCGAGTAAAGATCTTCATTCGCCCAAAGGAATTCGGGTCTGATTTCTTTTCCGATGGCTTGATTCCATTCTAGAAATTCGGAATAAAAAGACTCCATCTTTCTTTTTAGATTTTGATTTTCGCAGCGAATTAGAATCAATTCGTGTAACACGCTGTAGAACGCGCGGGTTCTGTTTTCTGAAAGTTTCTTATCTAAAAACGAATAGAATTCTGCAAAACGAATCAAAAGCCATTTGAGAGGCCCCCGTACAAACCGAAGTTTAGGATTGGAAAATTTAGGAGGAGAAATTCCTTTTTCGAAAAGATGAGCAATTTCGGCAGGGTCAAAATCCCGATAACCTTCCGGACTCGGAGGGGAAAATTTCCAATGAGTGAGTTTTTCGATGTCTTCCTTTGTGGAAGGATTTTTTTTGAGTTTGGATTCGATTTCTTCCATGATTTCTCGTACATTGATCCGAGAATCTCTGATTTCGAATAATTCCTGAAATTTATCTTCCATACTCAAAAAGGGGAAAGAATTTTATTCGATTGTTTTTTATTCATTTTCTAAAACAACAGTATTTTTACGGAAAAGTAAGAATTCTATGAAATGCCTTATTACGGGAGCGGCGGGATTTGTAGGCAGTTACCTACTGAAGGAGCTGAAAGAATCTTATACCGATTTTTTAGGGATTGGAATTCAACCGGGCCCCGATATTGGAAATGATCCTGAACTTCCTCAATCGTATCGATTCGTCGTCTGTGATATACGAAATTTAGACCAGGTTCATTCCGTCATTCATGAGTTTTCACCAAACACAGTCTTTCATCTTGCTGCACAACCCTTTGTTCCTAGAGCGGTAGAGGATCCGGGTGAAACGTTAGAAATCAACGTGCAAGGAACGTTGAATCTGTTAGAATCTCTGCGTTCCTTGAAAAAGAGAGTTCGTTTTATTTACATTTCCTCTTCCGATGTGTATGGAAACGTTCCGGAATCTTGTCTGCCCGTTCAAGAGTCCGTTGTTCCGGCCCCGCTGAATCCGTATTCTTCCTCGAAGTTTTGTGCGGAAATTTATTGCCTGCAATATCACCGATGGATTCCCGAACTTGAAGTTGTGATTGCTAGACCATTTAATCATACGGGTCCAAAACAAAATTCTAATTTTGTGGTTCCTAATTTTTGTTTTCAGGTTTTAGAAGCTCTGAAACGTCCTGAATCCGAAAGAAAAATTTTAGTCGGGGATTTATCGTCTACAAGAGATTTTTTGGATGTAAGAGACGTTGTGCGTGCGTATCGAATCCTTTCCGAAAAAGGAAAACCCGGAGAAATTTACAATATTTGTTCGGGTAAAGAAATTCTAATTCGAGACGTTTTGGATAAAGTTATTTCCGCTTCCGGTCGGAAGATTCCGGTGGAAGTGGATTCTTCTCGTTTTCGTCCTGTGGAAATGAAACGCCTTTTCGGAAACAAAGATAAACTTCAAAAACTAGGTTGGGTACCTAATTTCGATTTATCGGATACGATTCAAGACGTTTATCATTGGTATCGAACGATCTGAAATACTGCCTCTCATTTGTAAATTGAATTTACAGTTATTAGCCGAATTCTCCATTTACTTCTGCGTTTTGTTTTTATACACAGAGTCTGTTCCAAAACCTTAAAGAAATCCGCTACAATCATTCAACAAGTTCGTGATAAAACACAAAAGTTCCCACGTTTTATATTTGCGCGCAACACTGAAAACCAGTTTGCGCACTAACTCCTAAACTAAAGCTACTTTCCTTTATAAAATCCGTTTTGCAAACACAAATGGAAAACCAGATAATCCACGAGCATCAGTAGTTTTCCCAAAACGTGGAGAACCATACGCACCATCCGTAACTGGGGAACCAATACTCACAGATGAATTACCGATTAGAGATGTTCCAGATCCTGAATAATTATCGAGATGAGTGAGATCTGCAGACTGACCCGTAACAGAGTGTTTATGACCCTGAAATCTATCTCTCCTTCTTAATCCACCAATCCATTCACTATCCGAATCCATCACCGACACAAATCCTCTTCCTTGAACTGCAAAGTGACGTGCTTGATTTGTGATCATAGTTCCAGGAGTAATATCTGGCAATCGATGTTTGTAGAAACGAACCTTAACTCCAGAGAGTGATCCGCTGGAATTCGCAGCAGAACACGTGAAACTAATCGTTCTACTGGCAGACGAGAGGGCCGTGATAGCCAGGGTTGCATTTGCGGGAACTCCCCCAATTGCTTGTTGAAGCGTTCCAGTCATCCAATTCGTAAAAGAACTATGAACCAGATTATCCTCAACAAGGGCATCGATCAACTTTTGACAGGCTGTCGTATTTGCGAACGTCACAGTCAGAACGTTGCTTGAAATCGCATAACTGATTGCGTCGAAGTCGATCACATTCGTTCCAAGAGGATCATAACGAAAAGGTTTGTTCAACCAATACGAAACCAGATCCGGCATTCCACCGGCACCACTTGCATTGATCAATTGATCCGGACTGGCCAAACAAAACGCTGGAAAATCCGTAGAAGGAGTTCGAATGTCGTCCATCCAAAACATTTCTCCAACGAATTTCCGTTCCTGCTTGAAAGTCACGTCAAGGAAGTTTTTGAAGAAAAGGTAAACTTGATTGATCCCCTTTACGAACTTCAAAGGATTGTTTGTATCTGGATTAATTCCAGCGATAATGTCGGAATGTAGATCAGTCACCAAACCAGTCTTTACACTCGTGGCTTGTTTCGACTCAATAACTTCCCCGTCCTTGATACGATTTCCTTTGAGTCCGCGCCAAACGCGGAGATCGGTTCCGATTGTAACTACTCCGGAGCTGTTCGTAGTGATGGACCGAAGTGGAATATCCCCTACAACAAGAGCTCCCTGCCGACAAATAAACTCGTATGAATCATCTCTCCAAACAATAGGCCCGTCACTTGGCATATTCGAAGGACTATCGTATGGATTTTCTTGAAACTTGTGACGAACAACGAGAGTAAAAGTTACGTTATTCGGAACTATGATGTTCGCGGTCGCCGGAACACAAACTCTCTTTCCGTTTTCATCATAGGCGATCAATGTATCAGTTACGTCTACGTGATTCGCACCGGCTCCCACAACGATCGTGCCTCCAGAATCAACACCAGCTCCGTAGGCATCCATATCACGTTGAATTGTAGCGTTTGATTTGGACTCTTGCTCGTGAATCCAGTCTTCTGGGAAAACTCGTTTGCCCACTGTTGGAAACGTAATACCTGCGAGTTTATCCATTTGCCACCTCATCGTACGTAGGGAAAACAATTTGCATCGCTTCGATTTCAGCATAAAGAACTGAAACATTCGTTTTTTCGTTATTCTCGATCTGAGAAATCAGATCCTTTTTGATTCTTTTACACGTCCCGGAAAACAGTTCGTATTTTACAGACTTATCCCAGACGGAATTTGCGAGTTCAGAAATGTCTTCCTCTGAATTTGATTTTGCTTCACTTACAAGGGCTTGAAGTCCCGATTTAATCGAATCTCTACCAGCGGATGCGGTTGTTATCCAAAGGTTTGCTTGTTCTCGCAACACCGGCCACGAAATCAGTTCATATTTCGGATAACGTGAAAGAACAGTTTCCAACGTTTCGTCAAACTTCGAATTGATCAGAGCGATTTTTTGCGTTTTGTAATGCGAAATCGTGAGAAAACCACATTTCAAAAGTTCTAATGTCGTTTTCGGAACCAATTGATCGTTTTCGATTTTTTGATCCGGTGGAATATTTATTAAACCGCGATCGGCTTTTTCGGAAAGGGAAAATTCCTTCAACTCTCCGCGTTCAAGCTTAAAACCTTCCGGCGGAAATGACTTTCCTTGATGGATCTTTTTCCTCTTCTCTTCCGATTTATCCCGATTGAACAGTTCCACATCGAGTTTTATTGATTCAGCAAGGGACGCGGGGTATTCATCCAAAGAAGTGGACGAATAGACAAAAATCTTTTCCATGATGCTCCTGTTGGAGCGAGTGAGTAGTATTTCGCGCGTTACGCGCTCTTTATTTAGTAAATTGCGAACTCGCGAATCTTTTCGGCTCGTCTGGAATGGAATTTTCCGGTTAAGGTTCCTCCCATAACAAACGGATCAAACTCGCCTCGATCTTCCCAAAGTTCAGGAACATTTCCACCCACATTCACGTTATCCATAGCTTTACTCAATCCATTTCTGTCAAAAGAGTCAGATAATTTTGGAAAAAGAAAACGATATCGATTTAGAATATACTTCCGAGGCAACATCCGTCTGTCTGTTTCTGATCCCATTCTAAAACCGGCTTTTCCCTCTTCGGAAGTATAGAGTTTAACGTAGGAAATCTGATCAGCGGGAAGAGCTGTCGCGTATTGTATCACGTGACGCTTTGTTGCAACGGTCGGAACGGAAAGTCTGAAAAGTTTTGCGAGAAGAAGTCGGGTCCGATACGAATCATCGGCTTCCCCCGGTAGTTTTTCGATTTTGTATCGCACTCCCCAAAGAACCAGACCGGTTGTATCGGAAGTTTCGAGCCACATTTGTCGATACAACCAACTCAGACTAGCCGCGCGTTCAGACAAAATCGAAAGAAACGTCTTCAATGCTCGATACCAAAGGGAAGAAGTCCCGTTACGACGTATTAACGCACGCTGATTCTTCCAAACAGTCGCGTCAAAATCGAATTGGAAGAAATCAGACATAGACCGTCCCTACAACTTGAAATCCAGGACCCGGACTTGCCAAGGCACCAGCCGGAACATCAATGTTTCCTAATGGATTGAATTCCACATCAATACAATTTGGAAGTGCTTGATAAAGACTTTTCAATTGTGCATCGACAAAGTCCTGTCCTTCGGAAAGAGAAAGAAAATATTCATCCTTGATTTGATCGAGAACGGACTGACTTGGGATTCGATCTGTAGAAGAGAATTTCACGGTTACAGTTTTGTTTATCACCGCTTCGTTGATGTTCTCGGCGGAGAGATGAGCGACCCCACCCGGATCGTTTTCTTCGGAATTGAAATGATCCTGAACTTGATTCAGTTGGGCCGTTGTCAAAGATCCGACCGCCCCTTGGAGAAGAATTTTCACTTCTCCGTCTTTTCCAAGTGTTTTCGCACTTTTGAATATAGCACGTTTCACGAAAGCGAAACTTTCAGCTTCGCTTATATACCACGCCGGAGTCCACTTGGAAGAAACACCTTCCACATTTTGTAGACGGGCTCTAACCGACGTCCGAGTTTCACGGTATTGACCTTGTTGAATCGGATCAATTTCGAGATTCGTAATGTAGTTGATTCCTTCCGGCGGATTTTCTATGATTGAGATCGAACCGGGAACGACATTTCCAGCAGGACCGTCGATCATACACTGAACGAGAGTTTCAACTGTATATCTACCTTGCGTGTCCGTGGAAATCCCGGCTGGAAGAATGATAGAATCAATCAGAAAGAAACGGATCTTCTGATCTTCGTTTCCGGACGTTGTGACTACCAATGATTGAGGAATCTCCCGATCAATAATCGGTTGAGTGGAAGAGCCGATTCTTACTTTGATGATTGCGGGAAGTGCCGGTTTCCATTTCATCCCACGACGAATTAAATGTTCGTGAAGCGCATCGTCTTCAGCAGTATGAGGGTGAATCGCTTTTTGAATTGAAATGAGATCGGTATCGATAAATTGAAACACTGCGTTTGAAACAGCACGTATGAGTGTGAACGTTTTCGAAGTTGGGCTGAATGAATGATTCTTAAAAACTCCGGAGGCTTTTATACTTTGCAGATGATCGGAAAGAACCTGATCCTTCGTTACATTTAAATTCAAGGACCGACTCCCGGGAACGACTCCACGAATTGAATCGTAAACTCACCGAAAGAAGGATCGATTTGGATACGGAGATCCGGATTCGAAGTAACCATTTGCCATTCTCCGCAACGATTTGGGACTGTGGTCACCGCCTGCACTCTCAAATCGGGAATCGTATTTACGGAACGAACGCGAAGGTCTGGATTTGAGGAAACGAGCATGATTCTTCCGTACAACTTGTGACCTTTATACCTGCAATCATCGGAAACCGAACTCTCTGGAAAGAGTAACGTCGGAATCAAGAGTAGAATCAACAACCATTTCATCGTTTACCTCATTACAAAACTCTGAACCGCTTCTCCGGTTTTGAGCTTAAAACTTACTACAATCCCATTCTCAGAATTTAGACCCACATCCACCGAATCGGTGTCAATCATCGGGTGCAAATTCAGAATTCTTTCCGCATCTCGGATTCTGGCCGCTTGATCCACGAACTCCGTGGAATTTTGCGCAGTACGTTGGCGGCTATAAATTTCCGGATAATCGAGATCATCAGCGACAGTCATTTCAAACATTTCGCGCACTTCGGAAAGAACTATCCGTACAGGAATAGAATCGATTTGAAGGTCGTCATTCGAAGGATCTAAAACGAGATCACCGAAAGAAACCGGATCATTTGCAAAATCGATCATCAGGTTCCTGCCTTCGGCTTGCTTGTTACCGCCGAGCCGACTGGGGTATCCACATAATCGGTCAAGTGAGTAGACAATCCAACAGCATTCGCGGTTTCCGCAAACGCTGTTACTTCCATCTTCGCGTCGATTTTTCCACTCGTTTTAAAGTTTCCCTTTTGTTCCACGTCACCTATAATCGTGAACTTTTGCCCACCCAAATCAAGCAAAAATCCAGTTGGCGTGATAAAAACCTTGATTAGATTATTGAAATTTACGAATGCTTGATCGTTTGAAATATTAATCTCGACAGTATCGGCAACTTTCGTTTTGATTTCGTCGACCTTTTCAAACGCGAAAGCAGTGTATCTTTCCGCTTTATTGTTTCGCGCAACGAGAAGACATTTTGAACCTTCTCTCGGAATGACCGGATCTATCCACGTTACGTCGTTTCGGAAAATGTCACCAACTTTTACCTTGAGCGTCTTGTTCACCTTGTCCACAGATTCTATGGTTCCGCTTTCCGGCCAATAAACCGGAAAGCCAAGAGTCCACGCTTTTACGATGAGTTCGACTAACGATGGTTTCATGGTTGCGGTCCAGTATAATCATTTCGGGATTTGCTTTCGTTTTTGGGCGGCTTTGATCCCGATTTTTTCGGAGGTTCGAAGAAAAATCCGGGGTGAATTTCTTGACGATAACCGCCGATTCCGAACGTTTTTGTAACTTTCTCTACAAAGGATTTCGCAGTGCGCGAAGGTTCGTTCGGATCGATTACGTGAATCACTTGTGAGTGAGTTACCGATGGATATCCGAATGTTACGAACTTTCCGTTGTAGCCGGAACCACAGTGTTCCATAAAGAGTTCTTTCGCTCGTTTTTCCGCGCCTGCTTTGTCGAGTCCATCTACTTCTTCGAATCTATCATCACCCGTTCCATAGCTTCCTTTGTAAGTCGTTCCGGTTTTTGGATCTTCACCGCGCACTGTGATTTTGATATCCTTTTTCTCTCTTGCAACGAGTTCATCCTGAATTATGTTAAACCCTACTTTGAATGTAGGGAAATTTCCAGAAGGATCGGAAGATCTGGAAGCCGATTTATTTTGTGATTTCTGAATCTTTTTGTTCTTTGTTTTTTTGAACAGATTCGGATGAACAAACGCTTTTTGAACGATCAATTTCCAATCGTGAAAGAAAACATCAACACCGAATGTTTGTTTTAGTTTTGCTAACGCAAAACGAGCTGACTTCCCGGCACATTCAAGACTTATAATGGACGGAATATCTGAATCACGAATTAAAATCGATACATCCGCTTTTATTTGTGGATGAATACAATCATTCAAAAAGGATAGAAGAGACTCATTGCGATAACTGCGTGTCATTGTTTTGCGTTGACAAAAAAAGAACGGATCAACGCATTTGATTTCCAACGGAACATTCTGACTTACTTCCAAAACGTAGCCGCAGAATTCAGGAAATAAACCATATTGCTTGTAACCGGCTTTCCATTCCACTTTCGCAAATTTCTGAATCGAATCCTTTTTCAAATTCCTATATTTCGGCAGTTTTATGTTCAGAACATCGGTTGGAATTTCTCTCGAAGATTCCAAAACGGCTTCGGATATGACAGGAAATTTGATTCCACCAATTTTCAATTCTTGTTCTAAAACAAGCATTACATCGTTCTCCTTTTTGCATTTATCAAATCCGATTTATCGATCAACACCGGAATAAAAAGGGAAGAACCGAGGTTTTCATAGGGCTGGAGATTATCATTTGCGTCCCGAATCCGTCCGGAAAAATGTTCCGTTCCATAATAGAGCAAACTCAAACTTTCGTACGTATCGCCTTCGAGGATCGTATGATTTACGTCATCGGTTTGAGGAGTTGGAATTTCAATCTGAACTCCAATTGGAAGGGATTTCCAACTGCTTAGGTGTGGGTTTGAATCAAAGATCAATCTCCAAATTTCCCACCTGCCGTAAAATTTGGCTGCGAGTTTTTGCAACGTATCATTGGGCTTGAGAACATAAAAGGAATTCATATAGAAGACTCCACTATGTTGCTTTTCGCTTCTAAAGACGCTTGATCCAAATCAATTTCATTGTCGCTAAGGAAAACAAACGTTACAGGTTGGCTGTATTGAGTGGTTGCGTTCGATAACTGAATCGATTTGAAGACTACATTCTTAATTCCTAATGCGTTGAGAAACGAATGAGTTAGTCCGATAGATTCTGTGTTCTCCCAAATTTTTCGTATCTCTTTTACCTGCTGAATCATCGTCTTGATTAAGGGGTTGGACGGAGCCGCAAGTAATCCCGCTCCATACACAGCCGCAAGTAACGTAGTTTCGATCGTGATTGTCCAATCGTCTTGACCCGTTAGTTCTTTCACTGCTCCGGAGCCTCCGGGAATCGCTGTTAAAACGATTCTCTTCTCCGTTCGCAAAGTGATTTTTGTTCCGGAAGGAAATTCATAATCTATTAGAATTCCTGGACTGATTACAAGTCGATCTGTATCCCCAGTAATGATCTCCGGAGGAATGTAACCTGCTGGTGCAATTGGCGGTGTTATTCCTCCGATCATGCTGGAACTTCCTCATACCGGTCGAGTTCATCAAAGAGCGCATCCGCTAAGATTTCTCCAATCTGACGTTTGTTTTCTTTCCCACCTCCGATGACGAGTTGTCCGATTAAACTTCCGATGCTGATCGTTGACCCTTTCTTGCCAGGGAGAATACCTCCTTCATCTTCACCTGATTCGTCTTTGAGCCTACGAATGATTCCTTTTTCGGGTATCAAAGCGTCGTTGAATCTTTGCATCACCGGTTTTAATCGCGGAGTTTCAGTTTCAATACCTGATACGTATGTCGAGACGAAAGATCGTCCAAAATTACTTGTTTTGGATAGAGGGCCCTCTTTTGCATCCGATTTATTGAGAGTTGGAATAATTCCACGATTTAGAAAATCTATCGCACCGTTCTTTAAAGTAGCGACCCCCGAAAGCATTCCATCTTTAAAGGTATCTACAAATTTGAGTCCGTAGTTTTTTGCTGTTTCAACCTTCTGATCAAATGAACTTGTTACATCGTTCATTGTTGTTGCAAGAGTCGCCTTTCTCAGTTTCATACCCAGCGCGAATGTATCCACAAACGCGGCACCGCTTCCAGTTAAATTGGAGAGTGGTCCCTCGTCTGCATTCGAATGAGGTAGGAACCGAGCAATCACACTCATCACGGTATTGACGGTCGTTTTTAAATCGCTAATCGAATCTAAGATTCCGAGACCGAACGCGTCAAATAAACTCAATCCGGATTCTTTCATCCGATTACGAATGTTACCGATTACATTGCTTAGGGCGGACCAGATTAAACTTCCAAGACCCAAGAACGGATTCACAAACGCTAATATAAGAGCTTCTTTCACTCCATACGGGAGTGCGTTGAATGCGTCTAAAATTTGAGATGTAAAACCGGTTACGAAATTCTTCAGAGTATCCCAGTGAGCTATGATGAGAGCCGGAACCGCTATCATCCAGGTTACGGGTAATGTGAGTAAAGCGAGACCATATACCAGACCCTTAACCCAAGAAGGAGAATCACTCCACATTGATTTGATTTTTGCGCCTGCGGATATGATTCCATCCCAAATGTTCATTAGAAAATCCTTGATCGTAGACCAATGTTCGTGAATCAAAAGAGGAATTCCAATGAACGGAAGAAACCCAGCTACAAGAAGTTTGACGAACCCTCCAAGACCCGCCCAAGTTTCCGTAATCCAAGTCCATGCGGAAACCGCCGCCGCTTTTATCTCATCCCAGTAGGTGATGAGTAACGCGATACCGGCGATCGCGGCGACAACCCCGGTCACGATCCAACCGAGCGGATTCGAAACAAGACCAAGATTCATCGCAACGGAGAGCGCGGTCCAAGCTCCTTTCAAAACGAGAAATGCACCGGCTCCGAGAGCGGCGGCTGTTGTGAGCATTAGAAACGTTCCCGCAAATTCGGCAATCTTCGGATTCTCTTTTAGAAAATCGTTTACGATCGACAGCCCATTAGCAAAAAGCGACACGACTTTTTTGAGACCGGAATTTTCGATTCCTTTTCCAAGGATTTTTTGAAAATTCTCCCAACCTTCTGAGGCACGTTTCATTTGCGTCGGAAGCGATTCGAGATTGGCTTGTTTTGCAATGTCGAGAAAGTGATAGTCCTGATTCTTACTGAGATCGACGATTGTTTGGATATCTTTTCCCAAAGCGTCAGTCTTAGGCAAAAGGGTATTGATAAATTGCACCGCTTCATCCGTTCCAAACGCTTTTTTAATCACGTCGGATTCTTTTAAGTCGAGGGAGTCGCCAAATTTCGTCTTTATCTCTCCTAAAAGATTCGCAGTATTTTTGAGTTTCCCGTCTGCTTGATACGCGTTTAATCCAAGTTTTTCAAAACCTTCCCCAAGGTTAGTAAGGAATGCGCGAAATGTTGTTCCCGCGACTCCTGGCTGCATTGAGTTAAGCAAAGTTCCTAAGACGGCGCTTTGTTCTTCGAGTGAGATTTTTAACGCCGCCGCTTTGGAACCAATGCTTTCCATAGCCTGCTGAATCGTTTGGCCATCGGCACGGTAAACGTTCGATGCCCAAGCGATATCGTTGGCCAGATTTTTCCCAAACGCAACATTGTCCATATCGGAGTATAGATGTTTGAATTGATGATATGCCATCCCAAAGAGCTTTGAAAGTTCACCAAAGTTTCCTTTCGTGGCGATTGTAGTATCGAGAATCGACTGTGTAAACCCAACGAGCTCCGTTCCGCTTAGATCGGATACGGCAGATTTAATATCGTAAATTCCGGAGAGAATCGAGTCCGTCGATTCTCCCAAGGCGGACGACATTGAATATGCTGATTTTGTTATATTATCTACTTCTTTTGAAGTGAGCCCAAGAGACTTTAGATTTCCTTCCAGTTTAGAAGTTTCCATTCGGGCGTTGACAAAACTCATTGTGAGAGATCCTACGGCCAATCCGGTTCCGATCAGGGCGCCACCCATTTTCATGTTGCTGATGGCCCCCTCCATTTTGATCACATCCGAATTAGTTTCTCCCAGTTTTTTACGCATCGCATCCCACTTGTCGTTGATCTCATCAAGTTTGCTGGATGCGTAATCGCGTAGAGTAATCACTACACCAAGTTCGAAAATTGAGCTATCCATTCTATCTCCTTCTTAATCGCCGCTAAACGCTCTTACGATAGCTCGAACCATCGTATTTATTTCAACTTCCCGAATGTATTCCAACTCGGCAGCCAGTTGGATTTCATATTCGTCTCGCTCATCTCCGTCTTCAGGATACTTTATTTCTCGTCCAGGAAAATAATACAGAAGCAACACTTCAAATGCACCATTCCCCCGTTTAAGATTCTGAAGACGATTGTTTATAGCTTTTTTGCGGTAACCTCTTTGGTAGTAGCAGTCAATTCAAGAAGCTTGTTACTGAGCGGGATAAATATCCCTGGAGAATCCTGCGCCCATTCGTTCAAAACTTCGGTAGGAGGATACAAACAACACTGACCAACCAGCCGGTGAGCGACATCAATTTGTTTTTCTTTTCTGGCTTTTTCTATTGTTTCTTCTACTTGAGTTTTGTTGGGAACTCGACAGATGATCTTTCTGTCTTCACCGACATCCAGTAAATGCAGCCCCCCTTTGCCAGCGAAATGAAGTTTCATTTCCTCGATTGCGTTTTTGTGTTCAGAAATAAAATCGTCATCGATGTTTTTATAGGTTTTAGGCAGTTTTCCAACCGCTTCTTTGAGTGCAGGAATCGAGTCTACCAATTGATTCATCTTGTTTTCCTTATATTCTAAATTTAGAAACGAATAAGTAGTTATCTTTTATGTTATTTATATTACGCGAACGTGATGACCGGAATCGAGAGTAACGCAAGCTCCAACGGAACCGAGATTGCTCCTGAGTTACCGTTTTTGATATCCGCGTTGTATTTGGTGATCTTCACGGCCGGAGCGATGTATTTGAAATCCGGTCTTCCTTCCGCCGTCAAAATCGCAGTGAGCGGAGCCGGTGGCAGCTTTTCGATGAGTCCGCCATACGGAGCCGCAAGCATAACCAAACGATCCAACTCTTCGAAATAGATTTCTGCGGATAGAGTCCGTTTGTAATTCTTTGTGGTGTATCCCACGACCTCGCCGGACTTTCCGTACGTCAGTTCGATCTCGACAGCATGCTCGAATTTGAACGACGAAAAGTTCACCATGTCGTAACCGAACAATTTAAACTCAAGGCCGGTGAAGCTATAGTTTTCCTTAACGACTTCTAATGCCATTTTCTATTCTCCTATTTTGGTGTTGCGAACGACGTTTCCCATTCGATCGCTTGGGTTCTGTTGCTTACGAACATCCTGCATTTCGCTTTTAGAATCCGATCTACTTTGAACGTTTTGTTCGGATCTAAGACGATTTCGTGTCCGGAAATCTCCTTCCTTCCGGGAGCTTCCATTTCGGCGGAAATCCTGGAATCGATATACGTTTTCAAATACTCCAGTCCGCCCGAACCGGAATCGACTTCCGTATCCATGTTTAGGAATTGAAGTGACTCGCGGTAAAGAATACGGTGCATTTTGTCCGCGCGTCTTCGTTCCGGAAGTTCTTTGAAGTCGGAAGAGCTGGCCGCTTTGATCTTATCTCTTGCGATGAATATTCCGTCATAGTCATCGTATTCTTTCAGGACCATCAGTCCCATATCGTGCAGGAGATCTATGTAATCTCGATAACCTTCGTTCCAATAACGGATCTCGGAGAAGGTCAGAGATCTCATGTCTTTCACGTAACCGATGGAAACGTTTACGGGAGCGGCGGCGATCTTTGCGGTTGCCATCGTCGCAAAGTTTCTCCATTCTCCCATCGTGTTTCCGACGGCCTTCACCGTGGAAAATCCTCCTGCGGCGTTGACTCCACCGGGAATGTAACGGGCTTCACCAACTGCAATGATCACTCGTCCTTTCGGAGATGCGAACGGATCAAACTCGTCTTGAATGTATTGTAAGTATTGAGCTACGGTTTCCGAATCGTACTTTGCGCGAGCTTCCAAAATGATAAACGAAGGGAGGTGATGTTCCTTTTCCATCTCTTCCAAAATCGCATTACACGACATCGCAAACGCTCTCGTTACCGGTCCGAGAACGTGAATCCAATACGATCTATATTCTCGTTTCAGAGTTTCTATTGCGGCCAGTAGGGACGCGGTGGATGCGGTCGGTCCCGAAATCGTAAACGTATAAGTGTCACCCAACACAAATGTGTTCGTTGGAGTAGACGCGTTTAGGAACGTTGCAGTAACTCCCACATCGAGCGAAATCGGAGAGCCGGAAACGGGTGTGACGAGCGGAGACGAAAAGTTTTCACCTCCATCCGTAGACTTACGATATTCCGCGGTTCCATGTGCCCCACCTTTCGTTATTTTCAGAACAACGGTTCTGCTACCTAATGGAGTTCCAGCAATTGTCGGAAGAGCAGCTAAACCAGTACCGATTTTAATAGGAGTTCCAACGCTTCCCGAAACATCACTTTCAGGACGAACACACAGAACCGGAACTGGTTTTTGACCTTTCGATTCGTCAAACTCTTCAAAAAATTGTTCGAGAGATTTTACAAGTTCGCCTTTTCCGAAAACGTCGCGCGCTTGCGGTGCGTTGTTGATTATGTAAACACGATTTGCATCGCCGGTTTCTGCGGTTCCGACTTTGGAACCAACGCGATCCGGCTTTACGTCGTTGAAGTTGATTCCACCGTCTTGATGATACGTGGAAACGTCGCCTGTTGCCATTCTTTCGCTCCTTATTTGGAGCGATTAAGTAGTTTCGCGCACTGTGCGCTCTTTATTTCTTTTTGTCTGTGGGAACAGCTTCCTTTGAAGTTCGCGCTTTGGCAAGTCCTTCGTCGGAAAGTTTCATTCCTTTCGCTTGACTTAAACTTTGTTTCGGATCTGCGTCACTTGTTTTTTCAAGAGGCGATCCATCCGGTTTCACACCTGCAAATTCGTGATACGTCGCGGTAAGATAATCTTCTGTGAGATCGCTTTCCGGATCAAGTCTCAAATGTTCCTTGAACCCAGCCGCAAGTGCTGGTCTGATTTTGTGTTTTTGAATAAACTCGTCTGCTTTCATAATTCCTCCGATCTAACTATTTCTGTTGGCTCTTCGATTTCAAAAGTTCCCGAAGCCAACGTAGGGACCCTCTCCACTTCAAAAATTCCGTCTTCGAAAATCACTTCCAGGTAAATCTTGTAGAGACTCAAACTTTCCGCCGGATCGGTTACAAGAGCAACTTTTCCGGGTCGGATTTCTACCGTCGCGCCTTGCGGTGTTGCGTAACGTTCATTTTTTGCGATATAGATCAGGGCTTGGTCTACGATTCCAGAATCAAGCGGATTACCTGAAAAATCTCCTTTTGACAGAAGGTCTTGCTTCACATTGTCTAACCAGAAATTCAAAACGTATTTGTATTCCTGCTTGTAGTGTTCTTTCAAAAACCGGAGATTCTTCACTCCATCAATCATCGCTGGTTCGAGTCTCTCTTTTCGTCTTCCGTTTCGTTCCGGTTGATTTGTAGTGTGTTCGACTACACAAAACGGAATGTTTTCTTGAAACTGATCTCTTGGAGGATGCACCTCGAAGATTCGTTCGTTCGAAATGAGTTGGCGCGGAATTGTGTCGGGCGGAATCGGAAACGTTTTTATCGATCGAATCAATTCTTTCAGATATTTGATGTGTCCGATCTTCACCGTTTCATGACCTCCCGCATTCCGTTTTTGTAATTCTCTTTGAACTGTTCGTAACCTTCTTCAATGGAAGGTCCCAGAACCGGACGCGCTGGAATTCCACCAGCTTCATATCCAAACTCGTGAGCTCTCGCATATTTAGCGTTCGTTCCGACGACAGCCTCATATTTTCCGAGAGTCGCAACTTCGAAACTTTTCCACAAATCTTCCGATTTACTCTTGTCCCCCTCAATCAAAAACCTTGGATCAAAACCCTTTTTCGCCTTTCTGGCAATTGTCTCCGGATGCAACGCTTCATATTGAGAAACGTATTTTTGATCTCGAAAACCTTTCGTGATGAGTGCCTGTAACAGATATGCGTTTTTGATATTCGCGCTTCCGATACAAGATTGAAGCTTGTCGTTTGCATTCTTAAACAAATCTTTCAAATTGTCGTTAAACGAAATCCCGCTCATTTTAAAAACACATGATTTCCTTTTTCCGGAAGTTTCAAACCGACAACCAACACAGAAAAGTTTCCGGATTTTTTTGCAGGTAAGAACTTTTCAATTCTCCACGCGTGACTTGCAATATATTCCGTTATGTTTTCTTCAACAAACAATCCCTTGTAAATCCTACAGCTTTGATCCAATTGATCCGCGATCGATTGGATGTCGTCGTACAGAATCTCTGCTACGGCGTCATATCCTTGTCGTTCTCCTCCGGCCCCCTGCGTTTCCGTTTGTGAATTGAAATCAAAATATCCACGAACGTATTTCAAACGAGTCCAAACCGGATGTTGGAATGAGTTCAGTTCATCATCTCCAACGGTTCTAAGTGTTGATTTCAAAATTACGAAATCGGTATTCGTATATTTTGAGAACGACCTGCGTAGAGAATGTTCAACACTCATGCAAACCCCGACAGTGGCTCCGGAAATCTTCCGAACAGAGTGACATACGCACGGTTTCGAAATTGTGCGGCTTTTTCTCCGCGCTCTTCTGGAGACAGTTTCCTAAACTTCCGACGTTCTCCATTCTGTCCTCCGACTTGAAATTCTTCCGGATCAACAACATCAATCAGCCCGAATTCCTCGATCACCTCCGCTTTCACTAACAGCACTTCCGCTCTTCGAAGTTCCCTTGGATAAGGGGACATCAATGGAGCGGAATATTCCCAACTTTGAATCAACTTCAACGCGTTATCCGTCGCCGATTCCAAAAACTCTTCGAACTCCGTTTTATCGGTCGTTAGTTTTACAGTATCGTTCATGTCCAAGTCGGAAGGTTTTATTCCGACGAGGGCTTTAAGATCGGCTAACGCGTTGATCATTATTTCGGTCCTTTAATGGTGGTATTTAGTTTCATTATATGGCTAGCTTCGCCGAACAATTTACTAAATCCGAAGTTGAGTGAAACTACGGTTCTCTCGAATTGCTGATCGATGATCTTGTCCTGATCCAGGATCGAAGAATTTTTCTCCTCATAGTAGGCAAGACAGGAGCTTTTTTCGTAGGCCAAAACCGTATCGTCTTCCAGACTCGGATGAACTTTCCAGGTGCAACCAAAAAACGGTACGATATCACCGGACGAAACTAATTTCTCAGACAGATTCAAAGTTTGAAACGGTTTGAAATTTACTTCATCAGACAAAATTTTCATGAGAGTCCTTTTGTTTAACACCACATGTGATATCTGGTGACCTTCGTCAAATTTTTCAAAGATCAAAGACAGAAGATCTTTGTATTTAAATGTGGTCGATTCAGTTGACCATTCCTTAGCCGCCGAACCTGGATTTCCATCACCGTGAATCATGACTCGAAGTGCTTCTTGAGCCATTTGTCTGCTCATTCGAAATCCAACTCTCTGTAGGAAAATGCTCATCATGTCGATGCTTACTTGACGTACCGCTTCGTATGAGAATAAAAATTTACGGCCGACCTTTGTCAACTTCCCCGGTTGTTCCTTTGTGCCTATAGTAGCCGTCGGAAATTTTGTCCCCTCTAAAACCTTGGCCATATCTACATCCTCTTTATCAAAATCGAGTCCGATCTGATCGATCGATTTACCTGGAATCACCTTAGAAGCCGCTTTCAGATCGTCTACAACCAGATCATAGCGCCCCAATTTCATACCCGAAACGATTTGTTTTTCAATCCAAGCAGGAAACAATATTTTGGAATTGGAACTGTTGGTGTTAAAAAAATCTTCAACCAAAGTTGCAGAGGAGAACGGATTCAACCCCATCGCCAATAGTTGGCGGTCTATCGGATCAATTTTGCAAACATCGGAGGAATTCATCTCAAAACCGGCCGCGATCTCTGCCTTTAGCAAAAAATCAGCGACGCTTAATTTTGAATTGGATGCTTCTTGATAGATCCCCTTATCAAATTTCAGTTCCTTGATTTCCTTTTTACGAAATTGGAGGTTTGCTTTACTACTGGGGAGAACCAGTCCGGTTAACGCAAGTCCGGCTCCGCCCTTAATCGTAAATTCTCCATTTTCGAGGTAATACCCCAATGTTCCGATTTCTATTTCCTGGAAACAAATTGATAGACCTAAAAGGGCCACCAATCCCAGAAAAAAATATGCAATTTTTTTCATGTTTTTTCTCCTTAATCCTTCATGAACGTTATGTGTTTTTTTGTTGTGTCCACGGATAAAACCAGATAACGGTTTCCCGTGGAATTTTTTACGACCCTACCGTTTGCGTTAGCCGCCAAATTATCAGATCCAAAGGACGGAGCCGAACCCTCGTAGGCGATTTTATTAAACATACCTCCGACTTGCACCGCCACTTCGCTCTTTTCCACGGAGCTAATGATTCCGTCAAACTTGGCTCCATTTGCAGTTAGAGTAACTTCCATATTTCCTGTAACTGAACACGGCTTGCCAACGTCGGCATTTGTAAGTGAACCTGAATGTTTAAACGTTAGAATTTCCGGTGGTATCAAACCCTCTGCTTTTGTATCGAATGCTTCTGGGATCATGTCTCCTCCTATATGATAATGATCTCGTCTTTTTCAGAGAGTTCACTGTTTTGTCCGGATGCTCTGGTCAGATTTCCCTTCTCGTCCTCGCGCTTCGGGAATTTTTCCTCTAACTTGATTCCGTATTGGACACCGAGGGCTTTTACTTGTTTTAGGTCCGCGGACTTTATAAGCTCTTCAATCGTTTCATCTGTTTTACCGTTTACGAATAAACGATACGCTTTCAGAACTTCGTTCCGATTGTGTTCGAGAATTTTCCGTGGTTCGTCCAAGAGTTCCTTTAATTTTGCAACGTTCGATTCATGATCAAACCCTGCAGGGAAAGCTTCTTGATTTGTGAGTCCCGCGTAGGAATTGAGAGCAGCCTTTAATTTTGAATATTCAGAGCCCGCTTTTTGTAAAACGACCTCGTATTTTTCAGGAGACAACTCTACATCCTCGCCCTGTTTTTCCAGACCGAGAGATTCCAACGAAAGACCCAAGGCCAAAATTTGTTTAGCTTTGAGTTTCATATTTTCCTCCGTTTGTGGTTTTCCCTCCCCCGAGTCGGACGAGGTTTGTTCAAAATGATTCAGCGATAATTTTTTGGCGTTCGGGTCCGCGCCTGCGCATACGATCGAGACCTCGAAAACTGTGGTTATCTTTGTGATGATTAAGCGAACGACAGAGCCGTCGATTTCTTCACCAAGGTGCCAGTAGAAGTTTTCTAAATTTGGATGAGACTTGATAAAAGTGAATTGAATTCCTACAGAACAAGAATCCAAAATTGGTGGATCGGTTTCCAACCGATCGATAATCGAGGACGCGAATTTCTTAAAGAACCGAAATCGTCCGTTGACTCCTTCGTTATTCTTTTCGTCACTCCAAGTTGGGTCGATGACTGCGCCGATGGAATTCTCTACAAACGTTTCATGATCTTTATAGATTTTTGTTGCAAAAAGAGACGTCGCATTCTTTAGAACGTTGTCTTTTGTGAAATCGAGTGCATAGCATTCGATGAGAGCTTTTGACAACATTCTAAAATCGTGTTCAACATACGGTAGATCCGGGGAAGTTGACTCTCGTGGAGTTGTTGGGGTAGATAGTTTTTTACCACCGGAAAGAACCGTACCCGACGCGAATAATACAACGGAACCTTGACCGGAACGGTTTAGCTGAACACCATTATCCAGTTTTGCCCAACCGTGAGCATCGTATTGAAGTTGTTTCTTTTCTTTCTCTTTTGTTGCCATTGCTTCCATTCAAGGAAGCGATCAAGTAGTATGCGGATTCCCGCTCTTTTTATTTGTAGTATAACTCTTTCGCGATTTCTCGCACGTGCTCGGGAAGTTTTTCCAACGGAAATTTTCCAGTAGAAATTTCTAACGGAAAAAATCTCCACGAACTTTCGGACAAATCCATTCCACCGAATAGGTGAGAAAGTAACGAAAACTTGCGAACAAGATTTGTGTCGCAATCTGGAAACTTTCCGTCTATCTCGTCGAGGATTTGGACAATCATTTCTTGTTCTTCGACACTACCGTCTTCAACGGTTTCAATTAGTTTCAAAATTCGCTCGCGTTTCATACGACTTTCAATAAAGAATCTGTAATTGTCTCTATCTCAAGCAAGAATAGATTTTCAATTTCGAACGTTTCCGCGTTTACGGGAACGAAAAATTTTCCTCCGTCTTTTTGATCTTGGACAAAACCAAATTTGAACGATTTGGATTTAGTCTTTTTGTCTTCCATCGAATACGCATACAGTGTATTAAAGTTTTTCAAAACGTCAATGGCCTTAGATGCGTATGTGGCCGCTGTTTTTCCAAATTTATCCGAATTTCCTTCTGTCACCCTTTTTTTCCAACTTACGTTCAACCTATCCGAGTTCCAAATTGCGTTCCCTTGAATGGATGAAATTTTATTCAAAAGCTCATCCGGTTCGAGTCCGCTCAGACTGTTTTTTCTCACTTCATTTCTATTTTTAGCTCTCTCCATAGGATTTAATGGACTTTCAATTTTCCCCGCCAAGGGAGTCTGTCCGCTTTCGGTAATCCGATTAATAACCGATTTCACAAACGTTACGATCGTTGTCCGACACTTAAAATGAAACGGCGGACACTTTACCGCGAGAGTTTTCAAAATTTCCGAGGATTTCATTCCTGGAAAATCTTTGATTTCCTTTGCGGTTGGAGGACGATACTTGTTCCAAAAATTCTCGTCTACCGGAGTGCTGATGAACTCCTCAACGAAGTCGCTCATTTCCGAAACCTGGAGTTTACGTCCGTTCAGTTCTCTGCAAATTGGAGAAGTCTTCGCATCCATAATCGCGACAATTTCCACTTCCGCAATTCCGAGTATGTGCATCCGCTGAATTCTGGAAAAATTCTGAGACGTATATATTTTGTTTCGAAAAATGTCGTCGATTCTCTCGGTAATTTTTTTGTTTTCAAGATCCACTCCGAGTTTCTCTTTCAGTTTTTTTAGTGCTTCGGTTTTTGTTTTACTTCCATCCAATACGGAACGAATCGATTCTTCAAAAACGGTTCGTTGCGAGTTAAAAAGTTTTCCGTAGTCCGCGTTGTTTAATCGTCCGAAAAAATCGATCGCGTCCTGATTGATTCGAGGCGCGATATCCTTTACACCGACTTCATACGCTTGTCCCAGTTTCCACGCTTCGCGTGTAAATTCCTCGACTTGATCCCGAGTTAATTCCGGAAATTTGTCCCCCATCTCGCGGACAATGTAGTCTGTGATTACCTTTACCGCATCCTCCGAATCGAGTTCGAATCGGATCCCACTCAGAACGTTTTGAACTTGGTCCTCATAGGAATGGAAAATTTTCTTTAAGCCACGATTGATGATTTCCTCTAACTGCTTTTCTTCCTCCTCATTCCACTTTCCTAATGTTTGCGTCCGCGTTGTATTGGAACAACATTGGTCTGAGAGCCCTTTTTTTTTTGGAACTTTTCGCCAAGTTCCTCATCATTTTCATCGGATGATGTAAAATCGGGTTCTGAGCTACCACCGGTCTCCGTTTCATTGCGTTTTAAACGGTGTTCATAGGTGTTCACGAGGGCTTTTCCCTCCTGAGATAGGGGGTCGATGCCCAAAGCCGTTAAAATGGCGCGTAACGCGTTCGTTGAAACCCCCTTTCCGGAAGCCTTTTCAAGGCCGTGCTCTTTTGCGAGAGTATTGAGGTCTATAACTCCCTCGTTATACAATGAAATCAGTCGTTCGGTTCTAATCTTGTCGGCTTCTTCATTCGTTTTACGGGCAAGCGCATCATCCTCGGGATTTAAAGGTCGGCCTTCTTTCCAAGATGCTCGCAATCGAGTGAAACGATAACCCTTCATTCTCAAATGTAAGGTCAACGTTTTCTCAAGGAAGTTCTTCACCGGATGACGGATATTTTCTCCTTTCATCAGAAAAAGTTTACTTGAAACTTTCGCGTAGGTTTCCGTGACACTCGTGGGCCGTCCGAGAATAAAAAGATCCGTGTCCATTCCGGAGGAAAGTTGTTCCTCAATAACTTGCATCACGTCGCGGAGACCGGACGATTTTTCAGACGCGATCGAATGATGATCGATCTTCGTTCCTTCCGATCCGACCAGAAGTCCGGATTCGATTGATTTTTCGATTTCCTTCGCCGATTTTTGTAAAAATTCTTTTTGAAGCGTTTGAATGTTTTTCAGATCTGTTCCGGGAGGAGGTCTGAATTTCGACATGACAACGGAAAGAAATCCCAACAGTGACCATTTGTTTGTGGACTTTTCAAGATTTTCCATTCCGCGAGACTGAGAATACATCGACTTAATCGCCGCGATCGCAGGAGGAATTCCGTAGGGACTATCCTCATCGGTTTCAAGAGGTTCGTACGTATAGATTTCTTCGTTTAAGGCCAGTTGGTTTCCGTTTTCTAAATTCTGATAGGGTGCGAATCGATATCGAACTCCGCCGTTTTTTCCTTCCATTTTTTCCTTCTTAAAACGGACTTTGGAAACGGGTATGAGTTGAACCGTCTCGATCGAATCCATTTCGAAGGACGGGACCGCCTCCGCAGACAAAACTCCGGTGATCGCGGTTTGCCTTAAAAGTTTATTCGTGATCCCAGGTAGTGAGTCAAACCACGCGTCGATTTCGTTCAAGGCCGCATCAATTGCGTTTTGACTCGCACCTTCCAATTCCCATCTGAATCCGGTGTTTGTCAGAAAGATCGTTCGTTTCAGAGATTGATTGAAATCCGGATTGATGAGAGCAAACTTAGAAAGGACCGGAAACATTTCGAACGGATAATTCGGAGTTACCTCGTCGACATACTTGGTAACCTCTTTCGTCGTTTGACTAAAGGACTTCTTGGGATCGGAACCGACAGCAACGCTTGTCTTTTTATCACGAAAACGATCGAAGAACGTTTCCATTCGATCTAAAAACTTCATGGCGCCCCCAACTCGAAAGCCAGACGCAACGAATTTAACGCCATACCAAAGTGATTTGGAACCTTTTTCTTAAACGAATATTTCGGTTTTCCGTTTTCATCTTCTCCGCGTTCTTTAATAAGCATTTTCAAATGTAAATCCAGCTCCTCAGCAAGTTCCAAGTCATAACCGGAAAGACGTGATTTATCCGGAAAGAGAAAGAGTCCGTTCTTAATCGCATCCACTGTGTCTTGAAGTGACTCATCGCGATTGACATTCACGACTTGAATGCCTTCCGATTCATCTTCCGAAACCAAAGACTCGTCCTTAGTTGAAAATCGTTTTGAAAAATACTGAATCCGAATGTAATCGCTGTATCTTCTTGCGGTTCTCACCGACCAATTTTTGTTCGGCATCGCATCGAGGATTCCGGAATATACTTTAAACTTCTCGATTGCTCGATTGATTTCCGATTCATTGAGAACTGAAAATTTTGCCGGATATATTTTAATTCGGTTATCTGACGTGTGTTCACCGAAAAGCATGTGGACCGTATCCCCTTGGTCGGCGCCCATGTACGTGAACGAATCCACTTCATCGGGAATTCCGTGGTCGCCTCTCATCGAATCCAGTAAACTTTGAGTTACCGGTTTTTCGTCATCCGTTGAATACGGCCAGCCGACTACGGATATGAAATAGTTCTTCTTTTTGATTGAAGTAGTCGCTTCTTTCCATCGGTTATAATGTTGTTGGGGAGTTTTGATCGTATTGAAAAATTGAGCGACTTGGACTCCCGTATTGTGATGTTTCGGAAATGCGGGAACATACTTTCCGTTTTGCGGATTCAAGGCCGCACCACATCGAATACAAGCGTAAATGACCTTCGCATTTTTTCCGGTTTTAACTCCAAAAATAGAACCCGGATCATCAATAAACCGTTGGACCAGATTGTTCCATTCGTTGCAAGCCTCACATTTTATGAGAAACATTTCTTGATTCGAATTCTTATATTCAGCATGAATTCCGAAATCTTCAAAGGAAGGCTGAGAAATCACACGACTCAAAGCCAGTTTAGAATGATCCAAACGGTCGTTTGCAAATTCAGCGTGTTCCTGATTTTGTTCGTCAAACTCATCCATCCAGTTTACATCAGAATCGTAAGTCTTGACTTGTTTCAATGTTTCAGTAGCTCGGAAAGCAAGAGTTGCTTCTAGATATTTCAACAGCTGAACGTTCTTAATTGAGTTTGTTTGATCAACATTCTTCTTAATGTGGGGCGAAATGTCGATCATACCCCACACTCTATCTTGAACAAAGATTTTCATATTTCCGGAATCAGGAAAATACCATCCGCCTTTTATTGGAGATTTTTCCATACGCCAAAATGATTCCGCGATCAAAAGGGTTGATAATGCAACCTGTCCTCCTTTCATCCCTATAAATCTCTTAACTTTTTCGAGCTTACGCGCGATTTGTTCAAGATACGCATGACCATCAAACGAATAGCGATGAACTCCGATAGAACTTCGAACATATATTTTTGCAAGGAGATATTCTATAAAAAAAGTATTGGAGAATGATCTTTCTCCCTTATCAATTAACTGTTGAATGAATTCCTGTTGTTTCGCCGAACTCATGAACGTTTTTCCGTCAATGCCTTCGGTTCTTCTATGATTGTTCCCTGAACTTCTTTGGCGTTAGTCCATTCCGAATGCCATGCTAAGAGATTCTTTTGATGAATTCCCCATTCTTCACTAATCGATTTCTTCGTCTTCGGACCTTTCATAAAAAGATCGAGCAACGTATCCGCCGCACGTATCAAATCAATAGAGCCGGAATCCGCGTTTTCAAACTGAATTTGATTATTCGCAAACTTACTCCAAAGATATCCGAGTTGTACCGGATCTTTCGCTAGTCCGATCATAGAACCGGCTTCCGATAAAAACGCATTCCGAACGGCGTGCATCATCATCGCGTTATCTGTTTTTATTTTGGAACGCATATCGGACGTCTGTTCCTGAATTTTCAAACGCGTTACGCGATTTACCTCATTGCGAGAATCAAACCAATTTTTTCCGGATGAATCTTTCGACTCTGCCCACTTCCGAATTGTATTGGCCGAAATTTTCGGGAACTCCGGTTTTAGAACCGCTTCAATTTGTTCCGCGTTCTTACCGACAAGGAACAGGGTATAGGCGCGGTGTTTTACATTTTCAGAATACGCCATCTTATTCCTTCACGTCCTCCAGGTATAGAATCGTCGGAACACCAAAATCAAACAGTAGATTCAATTCATAATCGACTTCGTGTCCGTTCGGATCCAGATAGGCGGGACCTCGTCCATACGGATCGGAGGCACGAAGATATTTTGTTCCATCGCTCATTTCAATGATTCCGATTCCACGAATGATGTGGCCTTTTCTCGTTAGTTTCGTTCCAAGGCCACAGGGATACGATCCGGTTTCGAAATAACTACAAAGTTCCTCTTTGTTTCCCTTCTTCTTCACGATTCGTAACGGAATCTGATTATCCTGCATCAACTGATTGAAATGTTCTGCATGGTGCTCCGAATCATAGATATTCTTTCCGTGTTGAATTACCCAATCTTCTAAGAGTGTGTAGTAGTTATATGTAGTCAGTCGTATAAAATCCGGAATGTTTTTGAGCATTCCGACGTAGACAAAAAAATCTTGGAACACATTCCCCATACATTGCTGATAATCATGGAGTTTTAGTCTCGGTGTAATATGATCTCCGCGCTGTGGATTCCAAGGAGCGACTGGATGCGAAAGATATGAAATCATGGAACCCCCAAAACATTCCGAAGTTTATACGCCAAAAATCCTAATAGCCCAATGACCGCAAAAAAACCGACGATTATCACAGAATTACGAAGTCCCTTCCACTTGTTCGCGAACTCGTTGAGTTTCGAATTCTCCTCTCGAAGTTCTTTTAGCTCCTCATTCTGTTCGCGACAAACTTCCAGAGCTTTTTGAATATTCCGTTTTTCGTTTGAAGGCGGGAGAGTTTCTGCATCCGCCTTTGCGGATTCATAGATCGCCTCATTCCCCGTTTTTTGTAAGGCGGTGCAGGCGCAAATAAACAGTAGAACCAAACAGATCGATTTCATAGCCGACTACTTCCAATTTCAGACTGTGTTTTCTCGCTGGTTTTTCCGCCGATATTCTCGATTAAGTCGGTGAAGGATTTTGTTTTCGAATTCAGATTCTCATTGATGCGTTTTCCTAAATAGAAGCTTCCAGCCGCGGAATAAAATACAATTAACCATTGAATGAGATCCATATGAAGGGGCCTTAACGAATCCGGGGATACGATTGAAAGAATCGAAAGGGAAATCAAATACGAGATCGTTAATATAAAAACGATCCACGTCCTGAACGTAGTATCCGAACGTTTACGGTTCGATCGTCGTTGAATAGGAAATTCATTCCGACCTCCTTCCCCGTGTGGACGTGAGTTTGATCAGATCTTTCACATCGGCTTTTATCTCAGAAAGATCTTTTGCAATCGCGGTCATTTCCGTTTCGATCTTAACGATTCGGATTTCGTGATCCTTATACATTGTATTGTATTGAACAACTGCGGATATGACGAACCCCAGGAGAACCAAAAGGTCTTTAATCCCGAGTTTTATTTGATTTGTTTTTAAGTTTTCCATTCTCTCCCTCAAAAAAAAATCCCGCACTGTGGCGGGCTAAGTTACTACTTAATCGCTTCCGATTATGAAGAGATAATAGCATGGTATGGACCAGCGAAGAAGATCCTTAGAGGATCTACCGAAACTCTTTGGCCTCTGTTTTTTAAAGTGGTCTCTTGAGAGAAGAATGGTTAGTAAATTTGTTTTGTAGTTTTGAGAGTTTGAGAAATACGATCGAGATCCGATATTAAAAATCGTCGAGTTCGAGGCCCCCATTCTATATATGGTATCTCGTGATCAATCACATGTCGGTTGAAGGATCTAATTGAGAGATTCAAATAGGCCGCGGCTTCCTTAGACGTTAAGGACTTTCGCTTATCCTTCGGAATTAGAATTTCTTGGGTTTCAACGAGATTAAGTCCATTGGCGGATAAAGACGGTTGAGTTAATTTGAGTAAAGATCCGTTGCGAGTATGGCCCTTAATTGTAGACATGCCATCCGGTTTGAATGGCATATTATAGGTTTGTCAAGTATTTTTTATTGGCGTTAGATATATTATCTTTGTATCATGCGATTTAAAATAGATGCTGTTGTCGCTACTTCTTGATTCTCCATTCGCTCATCTTGATAAAACGCTTCCAACTCTTTACATAACCGAGTTGCATGTGGATTATCAACTCGTTTTAGTAGGGCCTTTGACATTACAAGACAGGCTGCGAATTTTTCTCCATCCGATGCCGAATTCCATTCTTTTCCGGTTCCATTTCCAATACGCTTAACAGCCGCTATAAAATCAGTGTCTTTCGTCTCGATTTCGGACTTCAATTCTTGCTGAGATGATTTTTCAGTCGTTGCATTTTTGACAGTCTGATTGTTAGAAGGAATGACTAATCCTAAAAGAAAGATCGACAATAAAACATTTCCAGAAATCCAATACATTTTTTTCCAAATCGAGTCACCGGAATTTTTGATGAAATAGATTCCAATGATAGGAATCCATTTGTTAAGCTTATCTAATTTCATACTATTATCTCTCAGTTGTAGTTATTAAAACATAGATACACAATATAATCAAAATTGGAATCAAAGTTTAGTCATTGTGGCAAAGTCAAAAATTGAAGGAAGCGTAAAAATCAATCCGTCGGATAGCAAAAGGTAAAAACCTATGACTATGCTGGCAAAGAAGATTAGTAATTTATTATACGAATTCATTGCGGACTTAAACGCTGGTATTCCAGCCCCGAAACTTGTTGAAATTTATACGGGAAAATTTATTCGGGCTTTTCGAGAGGAAACATCCGATCAAAAACCTTCTTAAAGAACTCCAGATCGGATTGATCCAAATCCAAAATTCGTTCCATTATACCGTAAACTTTTTTAGCCTCGATCTGTTTCATATAAATCCTTTCACGGTCGATTTTCTCAAACAACTCCGCGTGTTTTTTGGTTAGCAACTGCCATTCCCCAGGGGGAAAACGCTTTTCGCCTTCGCCAAAAATCAGCCAAAACGGATTGTATCCTAAACTTTTCATCAGTCCATACGCCAGTTCGAAACTGATTGGTCGGATACCTGCAATATAGTTGTGAACCGCTGTCGGAGTGATTCCGCCAATTCGAGCAATTGCGGCGGCGTGAAGATCACATTCGGACATAATTAGTTTGAGTCTACTGGCCTGTGTTTCACAATTTTCCACTTTTTTGTTTGACTCGTGACTCATATTTGCGAATTTATTAACATGTGTGAGTCATGATAGTTTATCGACTTTTATTGTGCCACAATCAAGAATTTTTACCTTAAAAATCCTGATTATAGATAAATTTGTCTCGGGTAGTCAATATACTCAAGACGTTGTTGGGGTGGGGACAGGGAACGGAAAACGATGGAAAACAAAAAAGAACTGCCTCATGAATTACTGATTTTAATTTACAGTGAATTATGTCGTAACTTAACAGAGAACGATGATTTGGATCTAACTGCTCAATGTATTGCAGTGGCGTCGTGGCATTGGTTTTTGCAAAATCATGATTAGTTATTTTTTCATCCCACTTACAATTTTTTCTAATGCTCTAATTTGATCTTCTGCCAGATCCGAATTTGTCAGAAGATCAATTAATCTTCTCAACGCTGGGTTTTGATTCGCGCGAACCATGGATTTCCACACCATTTTGGCGTTTTCATTTGTTCGAACTTCTTTATCGGATAAAAACATTTCTCCCTCGTTGGTTAAAAGCCAAAGTGGATTTACCTTATGTACATCACGGAGTTTTCGAATAGCCTCTGCAGACAAGTCCTGAGTCCGTCCGTTAATCAAATCATTTATACGACCTGGTGATAAATTCAATGAGTCAGCTAATTCTCGCTGACTTATTCCCAAAGTTTCTAATAATTTTTCAATTTGCTCTTTCAGATTAAAAATTCCGTTTTCGGTATTTCGTAATTCCAGGCGGGAGAGTTCCCGCCAAAACTCGGCAAAATCTGACACAATACTGCTATCCGTAACATAGAGACAGTATCGTCTATGTGAGCTGAATCGCAAACAAAAAACAGAGCTAAAGGCGGCCTTATGATCATTACCAACGGAGACGAATGTAAGGATTTCATTTGTATCACATTGAAAATGAAAACCCTCGCAAAGTTCGCAAGGGAAACAGGCGTGAACTACGATTATCTTTCTAAAAGTCTCAACGGACAACACTCGTATACTGAGATTCGGGAAGCGTTCAAGAAATGGAATGTTCCGTTTCGTATCGGAAAACCTTCACGCTCCGGTTCCAAGAAAAAACGCAGGAGCGCAGCATGAAAACAAAAACCTGGAATCAACCAAAACGTTGGGAAGTGTTGGAACCTACAAACGAAATAGAGCGCAAAGCCGCAATCAACTACTGCAACAAAAATCAATACGCCGATTTTACGGACATTCCAATTGATTTTCTGTTTCTCGCGGATAAACACGAGCAACTGAATACTCCAAACGTTCCCTACGTGCGAATCGATATTCCTTCGCATCCTGATTTTGCTCTGTATGTTCATGTTTGGATCGTTGCTAAACAATCACTACGGTTACGCGATGAGATTCAAGCCATAGAGAAAGAACTCAATTCAAAAAAACCAAAACGGAGACGGATTGCATGATGCGCCACAACATAACCGGAGCCGCTTCGGTCTTTAACATACAGACATCTTCGGATATGCTCTCAGATTATGAAAAAACGCTGATCTCAAACGTGGCGGACTCAGTAAAGGAGAAATTTCCGACGTTCGATTGGAGACGTGATGATCACCGCGAGATGAGTGATAAGGAAATCGTCGCGCTCTATCTGGTAAAAGATGACATTGCCCAAATTTGTGGAAACGATCAAAAATGCATCCAGGACTTCATGAGTATTCTTGAATATATTTTTGACGAGGAGTTCTCAGAATGATGACACAATATAAACTTGAATATCTTAAACGTAGTCTCTATCTCTCGAAAAAAATGACGAGAGATAATTCACTCAGAACTGAAAAGGAAATTATAGATATTCTACTCACTCGATGTGCACTCATGGAGGAATATCAAAGACAACATGATATTTCCGATCAATACTATGATTGGCGGATGAATCAAAATATTGGCATAGAGGCATACACACGATGACAGTTAGCGAACGTATCACTCTACTTCGAAGAAGTATTCTGCTGTCGAGGCTGTATAAAAAGGACGGAAGTAGACGAAACCATATAGAAATCATCGAAGTTCTTCTGACTCGGAGTGCGATACTGGATGCGTTTATCCAGGATCGGAAACTGGAAGGCGAATTATCAGAGTGGTCGAATGAAAATTTAATTCAGGAGAGAACTAACAATGAAGCCTAATCTATGTGTTTATTGCGGAGAACAGAGACAACTTTTTCAAAACTATCTTTGTTCAAAATGTCTTCGACCAAACATGCAACGAGGATCGGCAACGATCAATAGCATCCGTCCGTTTATACCAAAAACGAATCTGATAGCAATTAAAAACTTTCCGGACGGTGCCGCATGAATACGCCCAAAAAAGAAAAAATACAAAAAACTCTAAAAATAACGAAACGAGTTTTCGAAGAGTGTTGGAGGGAAATCCCCGAATACATGGCCAAAAAATTATCTGCTATCGAGTTGGCCGAATACATTCAGCGCCATATCCTCCCCGTAGTTACCAGAAGAATGTTATCAAACCCTTATATTCAATATAAGGCGAGTAGACGCCTGATCGCGGTAGCATAATGAAAAAAGAAAGCCGGGTTTTACTCAACGGACAACTAATCCATCGCGGCGACCTTTGGCGTCGCGGAAGAGTTATGTCCGAGCGCATTGGGCTGATCGTTATCGAGAGCAAGATGACCCTGCGGGACATCGCATTTTTCTACTCTTCGAAATGCTCCTATATAGTTACACAATCCGAACAAATGGGGGCAGATTCAAGAACTTGGCACCATATAGATGACTCCCTTAGCTATATGGTGCCAATTCGACGAGAACATCTAACTCATGTAATCAAAGGGACCCGCAACACACAACGCTACGTGGAAGCGATAGAGGAGTCTTGGGGGCTTCCGATTGAGGATGTTCGCCGCATCTACCGTGAGGATAAGGAACGAGAAAGATTAGGAGAACCCTATAGTAGAGAAGAAATTCATACATTCGCAAATTGGTATATTCAGATTTTAAAAACAAAACGGGCGGCGTCATGAACCCACTAAAATCTAAACCGAAAACAAAAAACATAGATTTAACGATTTTGAAGGTATTTCTCACGTATCCGTCAATTTTTAGACATTATGCCGATGTCGCGCTCCTCACATCGAACCAGGGAAAAATCCGGACGATACATCGCTCCTTGGAAAGGCTGTATCAGGCGGAACTTCTCAAAAAATATAGATTCAGTTCTTATCTAAACGCCGAACTAATCAATTCTCTCTACGGTAAAAAAACAGCTCTGCGGGAAAATATTTCATCATCCACAGAATATTCAACAGACCGTACCGTCGGAATAGAACTGCAACTGATCAAACACTTCATTTCGGATACATCCGGTCTTTGGACAATAACCGAACTTGCTCTTTTGCTGGCTCGATCCAGTGCAACGATTCAACACAACCTCAACGCGTTAGTCGAACACGGCTTAGTGATGCGTAACGCGGTGGACAATTTGAAAAATAAAACAAACCCGGTGCAGTATAAACTCCATCCAACTTTCGCAATGAACTTATCTTCCGATAAACCAAAAATTTTGAAAACTATTCAGGAGACAATCACACAATGAATTTAGAAATATCAGACAGCAATATAGAAAATGCTCTCGTTCCAAAGACCGGCGGAGATTCGGAACGAGAACTATTAGCCAGAGCCATTTATTTGAGTCAGAGGATTCAAAGTAATCTCATCGCATTCTGTTTTGACTTAAAGGAGATGAGGGATCATAAACTTTTCACTAAATTAGGATTCGAGACATTCAAAGACTACCTACAAGCAACTATGCCCAAGTTTATCCCCATCAGTTTTGCAAAAAATATGCTGATGCTGTCGGACAAGATGAGCGAAGAAGAATACTCCGGAGTGGATCAGGATCAGATCAAGGCATTAGCCAAAATTGCGTCCGATTCGGATGTATACAAAATTACAGGAATGGGAACCGTTCATTTACTCGACGGCAAAGAACTTACTATCGAGGAATACGAATCTATTCGTGCGGAAGAGATCGCACAGAACACGAAAACATATCGTGAAGCGATTAAAGTTGTCGAGGAACATAAAGAACTAACAAAAGAAAAGTCTCGCTTAGAACGCGATCTTGAAGTCAACGAGAGTTTAATCGAAAAGCAATCCGACAAGATCAAAAGCCTTAGCGAAGCAATCGATTATATCGCGAAAGAAAAAGGCACCGAATCCGATTTGATCGCAACAGTAACCACAAAGGTCGGTGCCTCTAAAAGAGTTATGGAACTCCTTCTTTCCATAGAACAAGCAGTAGTCGAGATCAATAATATCGACGATTCGTTGAAAGCGGACTCGGACGTCGCCGGTTCTGTTTTGCAACTCGAAACGATGTTCAAGCTGGCAGGAACAAAACTCAACAACGTTTGGACTCCTTACTTCTTTGCGATTCAGGATCACGAATAAGAAGGTTTATCATGGGTCGCCGAGAGATCGATATAACAATTTTAAACGAACGTTTCACGATGTGGAGAAACGCATCTTCACGTTCGGATAAGAAAAAAATCGTTCTCACTTTTGCGGAACAATTCGGTGTGTCCAAGGAAACGATCTATGATCGTTTCCGAGAAATCGAGAACGGTGTTTCGAGAACGATCGTTGCCGGTTATTCGGGAGTTTCGCAGATTCGAAAATCAAAGGATCAACTCGAAGAAGAAAAAGTGCACATGATGACAATCGCACTCATCAAACGCGGGGGAAAAGTTGGAAAACAAGGCTATGGAATTTCCACAGAACTGGCAATAACCGCCGCCGAAAACGAAGGACTCATTCCACGCGGGAAATACACACGATCAACAGTTGATCGATTACTCAATCAACTGGGAATTTCAACAAAGCTGATTGATACACCATCAGTAGCGACAGAACTCATTAGTCCGTATCCGAATCATTGTTGGATCGTAGATGCAACAATGAAGAATCATTATTTTTTGAATATTAAAAAGAACCGAATCGATTATAGAGACGATATCAAATACGACTCGTCGCATGCGATGGATATTTTAGAAAAACATGATTTAAAACGAATTTGGGATTACTTCATCGTAGACAATTATTCGAAATTGTACGTGAAGATGACGTTCGCGCCCGATCCAAAAACGATCGGAGCGAAACACGGAGGTGAGAATACAGAAGATTGGATTACGTTTTTGACATATGCAATGTTAATCAAAAGCGATTTACGAATTCCGATTCAGGGAATTCCAAAACTTATTTTTTGTGACGAAGGTTCAGGTTTAAGTTCTAATCATATGAAATCTTTCCTTGGTCGGCTTGGGATCGAGGTTAGAACTCACTTACCCGGCCACGCAAGCGCGAAAGGTGCGGTCGAGGCACGAGTCGGAGCGTATAAGCGAACCTTCGGAGTTACGATCAACAGAAATAGAATTTATTCCCTCGATGAATTAAGAAATTATGATAATCGCTATTTGATCTTTGACAACAATAAGAGCGGGGCATTTCAACGATGGGTGGATGGGACAAAAGACCATCCGATTACGAAAGCAACTCGTAAAAACATTCAAGACGCTCTTGTTACCGAAGAAGAAAAAGTTATCACTGCATACGGGACGATTCAGATTGATAAGAAATCATTTTTCGTAAGCTCTGAGCTACCTCGCGGAACAAAGGTTGTAGTTTTTACAAACAGCGAAGGGAAGAGATGCGCTCAAAGCGACGATGGTAGAATATTCGAAGTCAAGCCATATGGTAAGATTCAACGGAACATAGAAACATTTGAAATTCTCAATGACCGTGGTCATGAAATCAGGCAATCTGAACTTCAACAATTACGAAAACATATTCAAGAAACTTCCCAAAAGTTTAAAGAAACGATCAAACAAGAATCCTATCTACGTGATACGAATATCACGTTCTTTCCTGCTCAAGGTGAGGAGGCAGAAACTCACGTTGCAATGGCCCCCGAAAAGATTTTGAAAGTAGACGAAGCGATTCTGTATGTCTTCAACGAAACTGGATTTACCGCGGATGATATCGGTGAGGAGGATCTCGTAGCAATGCGAGACGTGTTTGGTAAGTTCATCGATCAATACGGACACGTTCCGGCTGAAACACTTTACAAAATCGTAAACATATACCTCGGAACCGGAACGAACGGTTAAGCAATTATAAATTTAGGAGTTATTACAAATGAAGGAAAAAGAAGAAAAATCACACATAAAGAGCATTGCGTTAATTAAAAACTGCATTCAGGGGTTTTCCATTTCTACGTCTCGTGCAATTTTTATGGCGGAAAGAGAAGGAATAATTCCGATCGGAAAATACAAACGTTCTACAGTTGATCGTTTGCTAATTAAATACGGATTTTCGACACGATTAAAAACTGTTTCAACTGGTAAATGAAGGAGTTACTACAAGTGAGAGAAGAAACTAACAACGCACTGGAAGAATGCGAAGATGTATTCGTTGAGACTAAAAATGCAAAACGAGTATTGAAATTTTGTAAGGACGTGATTAAACGAAATCAGTGGGCAGTAGTCACAGGAAAAGCCGGTGCTGGCAAATCAGAAATCAGAAAGGAACTTTTGCGACAACTGAGAAAATCTAAATCTAATATTGTTCTTGAAGTTCCGGTTTTTCATTCAGTGCAGCCTCGTTCCGCCGCAATTATGAAGGAAATCATCAGAACAATAAACCCGGATGTTCACGTTCCTGGTTCGATCGAATCGAAATATAGATTACTTCGAAGTGTCTTGACTGACGCACTCGATTCTGGTCACAAAGTCGTGATAGTTTTCGAAGAGAGTCATAACCTTTCTCATAATATGATGAGAGAGCTAAAACTTATCCACGAAATCGAGGCAATGGGAAAAACTCATTTATTTGCTATGGTGATGTTTCTACAAGCTACACCTCGATTTGGGGAAATTTTCAGGACTCGCGAAATCGGGAAACGGGTGCTTGTCGAGGAGATGAATCTTCCAACGTCGGAAGAAGCGATAGAAATAGCAGAAAAAAGATTCAATTTAAGTTTCAAAGACGATTCTGCGAAATCGGATTTTCTTGAAACAACTGGAGAATATCCGGCTTCAATCAAACATCTTGCTCAATCTTTGTGGTTGTTGCCGGATTTCAACGGAGTAGTAACAAGAACCACATTAACAACTCTGAAAGCACAGGCGTTCAAAGAAGCCCTTTTAGAACACAAGATTTCTAATCGAATGATTCAACGCTTTATCAAAAGAGAAATCAAAGAAGATCTTTCTGTTGGATTCATAAATGAATCGCTCAACCACAAACGAAACGGATCAAAAGCGGACGCTGTTCGCGATCTTGCCAGCAAATTATTAAACGACGCACGGGAAGAAGCAAGAGCCGTCTAACGCATTTTTTTTAATTAGGAGGAAAAATGGCTAACGAAACAAACGAAGGAAAGAAGAAAAAGGGAACAGGAGAAAAACCTGTAAAAGAAAAACCGGTTCCTTACATCATCAACTCTGAATCTGAAAAAGAAACAGCATTACTGGAAATTCAAGAAATGATGGGAAAGATCCAAAACGATTCTGAGCTGAAAGGATGGGAAGATGAGTTAGAACAGCTCAATAAACGTGCCATCGAACTGAAAGCTTTGATCAATGATCGTAAGAAATCCGCATCTTCCGAGAAAAAAGGCATGGAAGAAAAGATAGTTTTTATGAAAGCCGGAATAGCTGATTACGAGGTCAGCAAGGTTCTCGGAAAAACCGCGTAAAAGGAACGTAGACATGCCAATAAAAAAGAAGACGGCCAAGAAAAAGGCCGTAAGAAAAACAGCGAAGAAAAAAACGGGAACGGTTCCAACAACATCAGTGGTTCCTTCGTCTTCGAAAGGACTCGCTGTTAATATGAATTCCGAAAGACCGGATAAGGAGGTAGAACGTGGCAAAGAAAAAACCGAACGGGAAAGTTGAACTGTCAGATAATCTCTATAAAAATCGCGCCGATCTCACCCAAGCTATCGCACAGCTTGGAGAGATCAAGCGCGAGAGGGATAGCGTTAAAAGTGAGGTAGACGACAAAATCAGCCAGCTTACAACGCAACTCCAAACCGACCTTACCCCGCTGGATGTAAAAATCCAGCATATTGTTTCGGGAATCAAACTCTACGTTGATAAAAACAAGGACGAATTATTCCCAGATCCGGAGTATAAGACTTGTAAGTTGCCAACGAGAGAATTGAAGCTACGAAAAGTCCCACCATCGGTGAAGACTCGTGCATCCGCTAAACTCTTCGAAAAGATTCTTTCCGAGAATGGACTATTAGAAAAGTTCAATGCTTTAACTTCAAAGTTAAGTGGACTTTTTCTAAGAATCAAATTGGAGTTAAACAAAGATCAGATTCTTTCTGAGCCTTTGCGAGCTTCGAAGAAAATTGGAATCGAATTAAACGAAGAAACGGAACGATTGTATATCACTCCGAGTGAGATCGACGTCGAAATCGAAGCCGTGGGGGACTCCGCGTAATGGTTCTGCCTCCAACGTCAGAAGTTACCTACTCAAATTTGCTCTCCGTTGTGGAGAGCTTTTTGAAGTCTCGTCAGAGATCCTATTTTAGAAGCATACAGAAAGAGACGATCGCCATTAATCAGTTTATGAATAATGGGATACCAGCGTCAAAAGTCCTCGATCTTCTCGAAAAATTGATCGCGATCCGAAAGCATCCTAAGTTCGGAAAGGAATCCTTTTGGATTTCCGCAACAGAAAATATTTCCGGAGCTTATGCGTATATGCACAAAATTGAAACTGTTCACGCAGCGATCTGGCCTGATGCGGAAAAACAGAAAGTAGAGCAAAATTTCAAAGATCCGAAACTCGGATGGAAAGGATTCTTAGAATTTTCTAAGCAGATGAGAGGTGCCCTTGAAAATGAAATAAAGAATCTTTCGATTAAAGAAGATCTCGATTCAAAAATAATACGAATTCCTAAGTGTTCCGAAAAAGTAGAGCTATTCATATTCAAATTCTTTCATGAATCCAATTCAGGTTGGAAAATCATAAAGGCGGAACCCAATGCAAACAACATTTAAAGCACAACTTAAACTTCAATTCGAAGATCTGGAATTTAACGACTTTTCCGACGCAGTCCAAGACGAGTTTGGAGTAGTAAATATCAATACTATGACTCAATACGCGAAGAGAAGGCTCGGTTTTTCTCAAGCAACAATAGAAAAATTGAAAGAGGATCAGAGAGGATGAAGCGGCCTCTAACTGGACATATAATTTGTTTTTCCGAGGACGGTGACGGGCTATATTGTGGACCGAGAGTCGCCGAAGAAGTTCGAGATACGATGATTCTCGGTCGCTGTAAACACGGATACCACGGTGGTTATCCGGCTGGATTTTTGGAACGCGCAAGGTTACTATTAGTTGGAGGAAATCAAGATGCTTCTATCTGGCACATTCCAGGAGGAAAAGCAAAAGAATATAACGGAATTCGTGGCGGCGTATATCTTACTGGATTCGGGAAGAATGATAAAACGATCGATTTAGACCCGAAATGTAACCCTGATTTTTGTTTCGATGTTCGTAAAATAGAAGAACACTTCATTCTACAAGAAGATGGAGCATTAACATTCATTCCTTTTCCTGATCAGGATCTTTTCTATAATACAACTAAAGAAAGCTCCTTTCTGCAAAACCTGGAACGTCCGCAAGCGATTATCATAGATAGACCGTATGATGAAGAAAACGCAGATCGATACGCTCCTGGAAGAAGTGTGCTTCCAAATTTGAACAAACTTCTCATCGACTGTTTAAACCTTGTGGATCGAGGATCTCTCGTAGGAGTTCTGGATTACAAATGGCCGAATCCATTCCCCTCCATTCAATTTGAAGAAGTTTCCGTTTATTCCGTTGGAACCGGAAGAGGTTGCAACGCTCGTTGGTTTACGATTTGGAGAAAGAGATGATTCAAAAGTATTTTGGCCGTATTTCATTTCTCGATCGTGATTTGTTAATATCATTACGATTTGTTTTCGAAGCTAAATCTATCTCTCAAGTTTATCGGCTCGTTCAAGCGAAATATGAAATCACAGAAGATCAAATACTGGATTTGAAAATAACAAATCGAATAGCGATTAAAACACACAAAGAAAACTCGCTAAAACAATGGATGGAAAAATCAAATTAATGACTCTTACCGTAAATACAAATCAAAATATAGAACCTTCGATTCAGCTTTTTAATGACGACTGTTTTAATATCTTTCCTCAGATTCCGGACAAATCGGTAAATTTAGTTCTCTGTGACTTACCTTACGGAACAACGGATTGTAGTTGGGATGAAGTTCTTCCTTTCAAAGAGCTTTGGGAACAATACAACCGGATGATTGTAGAAAATGGGGTGGTCATCCTTACAGCAAGTCAGCCTTTTACTACTGCTCTGATCAATAGTAACCCGAAAAATTTCAGATATGAACTCATTTGGTATAAAACGAAAGCATCCGGATTTCTGAACGCGAACACAAGGCCAAATAAATCACATGAGAATATTCTGATTTTCTACAAAAAACTACCTGTCTATAACCCACAAAAATACCAAATTGATCCTAAGTTTCAGAGAAAAGGTAAATCTTCTAAAAAGAGTTATTCAAAGCTCTTTAACGTTCGTGGACCTAAATCAGAAATCTATCAATACCTTGATCTTGGTCAAAGACATCCAGATTCCGTTCTTTGTTTTCCTTCCGAATCCGGAAAAGGAATCCATCCTACACAAAAACCTACCGCTCTTATGAATTTTCTAATCAGTTCTTATTCCAATGTTGGAGACACTATCTTAGATAACTGCATGGGAAGCGGAACAACGGGAGTGGCCTGCATTCAAACGGATCGAAATTTCATAGGGATTGAAAAAGAAGAGGAATATTTCGAGTTAGCACAACGAAGAATAGAAATCGCTAAGAAAGTTCGCAGACTCAAAACACTTCCTTCCATTTTTTTGGAAAAGGAGAATATAAATGAATGATTGGGAACTTACAAAGTTTATCCTCAAGTATACGTTTTGGGTTTCGATGGCTTGTTTCTTTTTCTTAGCTGTGATCGTTCGGGTGGTCATCGATTATTTTACGTTCTTTTCTTCTTGGTTTAGGTCGGAATCGAGCGATGATACAAAATCAAATCTTGAAATTGAGAGAAAAAAAATGAGAGAGAATATTTTTAAAGAAATCTCCGAAGAACGTGAAAGACAAGACCTAAAGTTCGGTCCTCAGAATCACAGACCTGCGGAATGGTGTATGATACTTGGCGAAGAAGTAGGAGAAGTTCAAAAGGCCGCTCTTGAATCTTACTTTAGATATGAAGGTAAAAACAACGATTATTCAGATTACAGAAAGGAACTTATACAAGTTGCCGCTGTTGCTATTGCTATGATTGAATCATACGATAGAAATCGGAAATAAGCAGATCAATGAATCACACAAAGATTGAGTGGACTGATGTGACTTGGAACCCGACGACCGGTTGCACGAAAATATCAAGTGGATGTAAAAATTGCTACGCCGAATCTCTCACAAAACGATTCGAAAAGATTGGGGGGAAGTTTTCAGAAATAAAATTGCATCCGAACCGGTTGGATTTTCCACGTACGGTAAAAGGAAAACGAATATTCGTAGATTCGATGTCTGATCTTTTTCATAAAGACATTCCGTTCGAATTTATCGATCAAGTTCATTCGGTCATTGCGGAATGTCCTGAAAATATATTTCAAATCCTTACCAAAAGAATCGAGAGAGCGAAAGAATATTATGCCTCCAGGAAAAATTTCACTATGGAAAACGTTTGGCTTGGAACTTCGATAGAAAGTCAAAGCGTAGTTGAAGATAGAATTCGTCATCTTATACAGATTCCAACTAAAGTTCGATTTCTTTCCTGCGAACCCTTACTCGAAGAAGTTGATGTTTCAATATATTTGAACGCCTGGGGTTATATCGACTGTTTCCCGATAGATTGGGTTATCGTAGGCGGTGAAAGCGGTCCAGGAGCGCGGCCAATACAAACGGAATGGATTCGGTCTCTTCGTGATCAGTGCAACGATGCAAAGGTTCCGTTTTTCTTCAAACAATGGGGCGGGAGAAAAAAGAAAAAATCTGGACGAGTGTTAGACGGAAGAGAATGGAATGAATTTCCGAAGGAGATTGTAAGATGAGAGATATCAATTTGGTAACAAAAAAAAGTTGGGAAGAATTTAGATCTACTGGATTGCTACTCTTCGTTAATCATTTCTTGCATATTTTCGGTTGGGCACTTGTTTTCGAATTTAGTGAAAATAAAGTCATTACTGTTTATCCTGCCAGAGTTAAATTCAGGGGATTTTCAGAGAAAGGGACATCGAAAGCGTTCAAAAAGGTTACAACATATCTACAGGATTCAATAGAAGAGCTTAAAAAGGAAGTTGAAGAATGAGTAGCCTTTCTCAAATCTGGACTTTAAAATCTAAAGCCGGTATTTCGGAAGAGAATTTCCGAAATCTTGTTGAATCGATTTCGGGACAAAGATCTTCTAAAAATCTTTCCAAAACTCAGTTAGAAAACGTTGTAAACGCTATATACAAACTACATCCTGAATTGAAACAGAAAAATATTAGAAAACGCACCCCAAATAAATATAAGTCAATCTCTAAAAATGATTCTAAACTCAAATCGATTGTAACACCGGATCAAAATGAGTTAATTAAAAAACTCGTTTCCGCTCTAATTTTATCTGGAAATTATGAGAATCTTTCGAAAGATTCTCTTCCAGTTAAAATGTTTAAGAAATCGTTAAACGAACTTTCCAGACATGAAGCTCAGTCTGTAACTGAAGCACTCAAGGGAATGTTGATTCGATCGAATCAAGAACTGTTTGATAAATTCCTAAAAGATATGACGCGCTCTGAAAGCGTTCTCCGGATAATGCGCCTGATTTTAGTTAAAGGAACGGGTGTTTAG